TGGAGCGCACGCGCGGCAGGCGGTACAGCCGCGACGAAATCGCCAAGATGCGGATCAGCGCCTACGTCGACGCGAGCGGGACCGCGCTCAAGTCGACGTCGTCGCTGTCTGACGTCCATCTGCTTCTACAGGCTGGCTTTAGGCCTGTGCATGGCACCCGCAATCCAGCCGTCAAGGATCGTGTCAACACACTAAACGTGCTCTTCCGCGACCGCCGCGTGACCGTCGACGGCGAGGCATGCCCGACGCTGATCAAGGCTTTGGAGACGCAGGCCTACGACAAGAGCGGCGAGCCCGAGAAGAAGACCGGCGACAAGGACCAAAGCCACATCGTCGACGCGCTCGGGTACCTGGCGCACTGGCAGTGGCCGGTGCAGCGCCCCGGCGGCGCGTCCGCCGTGATGTCATCGCACGCCACCGACGAATGGGGAATCGTGGGCTAAGGTTGGAATTTCCAACCTTACGGGCGCGCGCTTACATAGCCGGCGGCGCGTGGTAGGATCGATCCATGATCAATGTCAATTCCGCCAGTGATGCCGTCGTTGAGCAGATCAAGAAAGACGCGGGCGTCTGGCAGCCGGACCAGCTGCGCGACCTGCTGTCCGTGGGGCGGCGCCAGCGCTCCAGTGACTACGACAGCGTCGTCCGTGGAATTGCGCAGCGGTACAACGGCGATCAGCAGTCAATCGTGCGGGGCGCGCTGGAAAAGGCCTACCCCCGCACCGGATCGAAGATGCCGGTTGACCCCGTCAACTGGCTGCGGTTCTTCGCGCGGCAAGACAGCGGCGTGTATCAGCAGCCGGCGAAGCGTGAGCTTGTCGAGGGCGAGGACGGAACGCCGCTCGATCCAGCGGACCCGCGCGCGGTCGCATTCGCCGAAGCCCTCGAAGACATCGCGGTGGACGTGATCATGCCCGAGGCCGAGCGCCGTGCAGCATCGGGCGCGCGCGCGTGCGTCGTCCTGCTCGGGTGGCAGAAGATCGGGGTGGACGATCCCGGCGAGTGCGCGGCGCATCTTTATTGGCCTCACGACGTCGTCACGATTGCGCACCACTCCGCACCCTCGGAGGATGAGGCGCTGTGGTTCGTCGCGCTTCGGCAGGCGCGCGACCACGGCAAGGACAGCGCTGATATCTGGTGGGTGTGGTCGCGCGAATTCGTCGAGGACGACGCGGGGGCGCTCGTGCGATTCGGTCCGTGGTCGCACCGACGCGTCAGCGAGGACAGCCTGCGCTCGACGGCGTCGGAGACGTACGAAGGGATTTTGCCTATCGCGTTCCTGCGCACCGAGGCGCCAGCGGGTGGTTTCTGGCCTGAGCCTGATCGCGACGTCAGCGTCAACGTCGACACGCTCAACGTGGCGCGTGCCAATCGTCAACATGTCGTCAACCTGCAAGCCCACGCGCAGGCGGTCTATTCGGGCAACCAACGCGACACGTCGGAACTTGTCGGCGGCCCTGACGCCGTGATCCACGTCGGTAGTGGCGAGGTGCTGCAATACCTGACGCCATCGGCGGACCATGCCGCAATCGAGGCAAGCGCCACGCGTGACTTGCAGGAGCTGGGCGTCTCGCGAGGCAATAGCCCCGATGCTTACGCCGTCGAGCCTGGTGCGCCGCAGTCGGGCGTGTCGAGGCTGATCGCGAATGCACCGCACGATCAGCGCGTGGCCGAGCAGCGCCCGATCTTCGAGGATTTCGAGGAGTCGGAATTGCTCCCCATCGTGATCGACCTGCTCGAACGTTTCTCGCCCGAGGCGCCCGCAGACTTCGGCGGCGCGGTCCCGTCGGTGATGCTCTCGCAAATGAAGTCGTACGAAGACGACGCGAGTAAGACGCAGCGCGTGCTCGATCTACTCGCCGCCAAGATCATCGACGAGGCGGATGCGCGCGTCATGCTTGGGCTATCGGCGACGCGTGCGGAGGCGCAGGCGCATCTTGCCGAGAAGCAGCAGGCATCGCCGGTGGCGCGCCTCGGCGGCACCATCGCCGGGCCGTCGCCGTTCACGCAGCGCGAAACGTCTCCGTCGTCGACGCCAGCGGGTGAAGAGTGAGCGGAGCCGACGCAGCCGGTCCGGTTGCGGATTCCGCAATCGAAGACCTGCGCGCCGTGCGGGACGCGCTGCAACGTGACCTGCTGCGCATCCTGCTACAGCTCGACACGAACCCGGGGGAAGACTCGCTTGTCAGACGCCAAGGACAAACCGCCGTCGCCGTCTATCGACAAGTCGAGCAGCGGCTCCTCGCCCTCGGCGACGAGGTTGCGCGTGTTGCGGGCTCGCGTGCTGTGGAGGCGGTTGCGATCGTCCTCGGTGCGCCGCCTGCGTCGCTTCCTCTCGACGTCCGACAGGAGCTAGACCAGATCGTCAACGGGCAGATCGGCGACGTCACCTCCGTCTTCCGCGCTGCGAATGACGAGATTCGCCAAGCCGTCGCACGCGGCATCACGACCGGCGGCAGCCTTGCTGACCTCGTGTCCGAAGTCGCGGCGCGCATGGACACGTCGTTCAAGCGCGCGCAATTCGCGGTGGACGCCGCGGTGATGGCCGCCGGCCGTCGCGCCGTCGTCTCCGTCGCCCTCGACGCAGAAGACGGCGGGGAACGCATGGTTTTTGTCTACGTCGGGCCGCGCGACCAGAAGAACCGCCCCTTCTGTCGGCAATGGGTGGGCAAGGCAGCGACCGACCCACGCACCCTCGACAACGGGCAGGGCTTGCCCGTGGAGGACTACTGCGGCGGCTACAATTGCCGCCATTCGTGGGCGCCTACGCCGATTCCGCTCGCCATTGAGAATGGCTATCGCATCTTCGACACCTCGGGCGGGCGTGACGACGTCGACGTGACCAATTCCTTCCGTGCCGCTACGCTTGAAGCACAGAACGTCGTCGAGGGGTGACGCATGGGAATCACGGTCAAGCGACGCGGGAACCCTCCGCGCTTCAACCCCGAAGCGGTCGAGCGCGAGATCAAGCGCTTCGCTCCGGGCGCCATCATCGAACGCGTCGGCCGTGGCATCGACATCAACGGGCAGCCGTTCGCGCCCTACTCGCGGCGCTATCGCAACTTCCTCAAACGTGGCGGCGAGGACCAGAAGATCGACCTTCGCTTGAGCGGCGGACTCATGAACAGCGTGAAGGCGCGCGACGCCGTGCTGCGCGCCGACTCCGTCGAGGTGACGATTGCGCCCGACACGGGCACGTCTCCCGTGTGGACGCCGAAATCAGGGAGTAGGGCTCGCGCGACACGCGCAGGCGCTAAAGGAAAAGACCCTGTCGGAGCCTACCGAATGCAGCGCACGGGCAAGCAAAGCCCGCCACACAACGTCGTCGGATACTGGCTCCACTACGGAACACCGACGATGCGGGCGCGCCCGTGGCTGGGTCTCGACCCGAAGCAGCGCGCCTACTTGCTCCAAATGATCGCTCGCGTGATGTGGCGCTGACGCGTTGCGCTTACATAACCAGTCAAGTAGGATCGAACCCATGACGACCACCTCCGCCCCCGAGGGCGCGCCTTCCAGCCCCGCCGCGGCCGATGCCGCGAACAACGCCGCGCCCGCCGAAGGCGTCGAAGACCTTGCCGCCCTGCGCGCCGCTGCTGCTGAGCTTGCCGCGCTGAAGGCCGAGGGCGCCGCTGCCCGCAAGGCCGACCGCGACGCGCGCAAGCGTGCGCAGGAAGAGGCCGAGAAAGCCGGCGAACTTGCCAAGGCCCTCGACGCAGCGAAATCGCGCCTCGCGGAGCTTGAGGGGTTGGAGCCGCTGGCGCATCGCTGGCGCGCGCACGAAGAGGCGGAAAGCAAGCGCCTCGACTCTGAGGCCGCTACGCTGCCTGAGGCAGTCAAGGCGCTCTATGCGGACGCCGCCTCGGTCGAGGCAAAGGCGAAGGTCCTCGCGGCGTTCAGGGCGGCACCTGGTGCGCCTGCGCCGAAGGCCGTAGGCACTCCGCCGGCACTCGGCGCGCCGCCCGGCGTGTCGACTCCCGATATCGAGGCCGCACTTGCCGACCCGACGGGCAAGAGGCTCGCAGAGATCAAGGCGCGAGATCCGTCTGCCGTCGCCTCTTTCTTCTCGTCCTTGCTCGGCCCACGCGGGCAGACCAACTCCCTTGGCGTCGGGCGATTCGCCCGCCCGACTAAGGCGCAATAACCCTAAGCGGCCGCGCGCCGCGTCGAGGAAACAATGGCCGTTACGTCCTCCGCTACCGTTGCAAATTGGCTCTTGTCCGAGGTCATGTCGCAGATGGCGCTTGACCCGCTGCGCGGCAAGTACGCGCTGCTTCCCTTTATCAATCAGGCGTCGATTGCCGGCGGGTCGACCAAGGTCCGCAAGATCCGCAAGAAGAACGCGCTTGCCGCCGCTGTCGACGACACCGAGGCTCTCGCGTTCTCGAACCCGGCTACCTACTCGGTCGCGTCGAACATCTCGATCCAGCCGACCACGAAGGTGCAGGGCGTGCAGCTCACCTCGGACGCGATTGAACTCGCGCTTCCCGGCGTGTCGCGCGATCAGGTGATTTCCGCGATTCAGTCGGGCTCGTCCGCCGTGCTCCCGCTCGTGCGCGACGCGATGGCCGAGGTTCTTCAGGCTCACTACCTGCGCGCCGAAACCGACGCGCTCGGCCTCTTCTCGGGCATCTCGGGCTCCTCGGGCACGACGAACACCGCGCTGTCGTTCGCGACGATGCTGGACGCGCTGACGAAGCTCCTCAGCAACAACGTCGAGAGCGAAGACCTGGTCTTCATGCTCGAAGAGAAGGGCGTCGGCGATCTGCGCGCGCTCGCGATTGCGGGCTCGGGTGCGCCGCTGTCGGCGATCTTCGGCGGCAACGCTGCGGATCTGTCGTTCTTCAACCACCGTCCCGACGCGAGCAAGGTCGGCTTCCGTGGCTCGTTCGCTGGCGTCCCGATCTACGCCGCGAACAAGGCGATCATGGCGACCGCTAACGCGACCGTCGACCGTGTTGCCGCGCTGATCGTCGCCGGCCGTGGCGAAACCGGCGCGCCGGGCAGCGTGCGCGGCTTCGCTGAGCTGACGGAGCGCTACGCCCCGTCGCTCGGGTTCCAGTACGATCTCGCGGACGACACCCTGATGGGCGTCGGTCGCTGGTGCTGGGCCGTCGGCGAACACACCGACGAGCACGCGATCAAGATCATCTACAAGGCTGTCTGATAGCAGTCGTCAGGTGGGAGGGGCGCGCTTGCGCCCCTCCCTTTCCCTCCCTCAACCGAGGCGCGTACCAGTGAAGAGAACGATCAAGCTCAAGTGCATCAAGGATTCCCACATCGTCGAATTCATCGACGGCGGCGTAGACAAGGAAGGCGAGCCCACCGGGCAGCGGCAAGCGTTGTCGCGCGTGCTGTCAAAGCGCGTCGCCGCTACGATTGACGGCAAGGAAAGCAATTTCCCCGTCTTTCTCGTACACCACGTTGGCGAATGGCAGCTCTTCGCGGGCGAGCAGATGCCGACGTCGGACGCCTTCCTTTCGTTCGAAGACGACGTGGTCCGTCGCGAGCACCCCGAGCATATGATCGAGCGTTGGCACAAGGCGCAAGCCGCATTCATCGCCGAATCCGTCGAGGCTCGACGGCAGGCCGAGAAGCGCCTGGAGAACGAGCAGGCGACCGCGCTCGCCGGTACCATGCGCGACATGATGCGCGCCTACTCGCAATCGGCGCCCGCCGGAAAGAAGGTTGCCAATGTCTGACCGCGACGTGAAGCCCTCTGTCGTCGACAAAGTGGCGCAGAAGATCAAAGAATCTTCCCCGAACATCTCCTCCGAGCAGGCGCGAAAGATCGCGCGCGAAAGCGCGGAGCGCATCAACCGAGAACGCCGCGAAAGCGGCAAGTAACCTGGAGGATCGAACATGTCTCTTGCAGCACTCAACACCGGCGGCAATCACAACATTTTTCAGGCTGACGTCAGCGACGCTACCGGCTTCGCGATCACCGTCGCGGCCAGCGCGACGCCGCAGGCTGTCTTCAACGCCCTCCTGACGGAGAAGAAGAACAACACCGGCGGCGGTCTGACGTTTGCCGCTGGCACCGGCGTGGTCACCGTCGCAACGCCTGCGGGCTGCGGGCGCTACCTCGCCATGGCCAGCGCTGGCAACACGCAAGGCCAGAACAGCGCGTTTCACAACGTGCAGTTTTACGCCAAGGAGGCCGGCGTCGCCGCCGCCGCGAAGGGCACCAAGGCACAGAAGCTCGAAGGCGCGGCCGCTGCGCAGGGCAACTGTGGCGTCGCGATGGCGATGGTTGACCTCTCGGCCGTCGGTGACACCGTCGAGCTTCGCGTAGGCGTGCAGACGAACGGCAACGCGGTTACGTTCCGCGATCTGTCGATTGAGCTGATCAAGATTGGCGAAGTCTGATCGCCGCTGAATGACGAGGCGCCCCCGTCGTGATAGAACGACGGGGGCGCTTTTCTTGAGGTGACCCCATGGCCGTCCGTATCGCAGACACCGTCCGCAATTCACGCATCGACGCTATCCGTGCCGCCATCGACGCTGGCGCAGGCGCCGGGCTGCTCCGCATCTACAGCGGCACGAAGCCGACGAAGGGCGGCGCGCCCTCCGGCACGCTGCTCGCTGAGCTGACCTGCGCCGACCCTTGCGGCTCGTCGTCATCGGGCGTGCTTACGTTCACGACGCCGTTTAGCGACACGAGCGCGAACGCGACGGGCACCGCCGCGTTTTTCTACCTGACCGACTCGACCGGCGCGTTCGTCGCCGACGGCGACTGCGGCACCTCGGGCAGCGATCTGAACCTGACGACGCTGTCAATCGTATCGGGCCAGCCGGTGCAGGTCACCTCGCTCACGATCACCGACGGCAACGTGTGATGCACGACGTCGACGCAAGCGCCAACCTCGGGCACGCACAGTGGGAGGCCTCAACCGCTCCCATCGGCGAGCCCGAGGCGCCAAGCAAGGTGTTTTGGCGCTGCGTCTCCTGTGGCGTCGTGGTTGGATTTTGGGCGCCGGGGCATGGGTCAGACCCGACGAGCACGGCGGACGCGCCACCGGCGAACGTGGGCGCTTACAGCGGCAAAGTCTGCGGCACTTGAGGTGATGACGTGGCGAACCTGATCGCAAACCGCAGCACGAACGCAAGCAAGCTCGAACGGTGGCTCGGCAAGGACGAGGTGGAGCACATCTCTTCGTCGATGCGGACGTTTCACGGCAAGCGCCCGATCCTCGTCGGCGGCGTACCTGGCGCCGGCGGTGTCTGGGTCGGGCGCGGCGGTGACTTCGTCGGCAAGATCGACGGCGGCGATTTCGTCGGCCTCGCTGAGCGTTGCATTGAGCGCGTCGATCACGCGGTCGCAAAGATTGCGTCTCGCCATCGGATGCATGGGTTCTCGTCGCTGTCGGACCTGATCAACGAAGTCTCGAACTTCGGCAAGCGGCGCGACTTCACCTTCAACAAAGTGGGCACCGGTAGCGTCGTCGGCGCGACGAATTCGCTCTGGCGCGTAGGCAACTATCCGGCGGCGGCGAACGCGGCGAGCAACGCGCCACTCGGCGACGCGACCAACGATGCGACGCAAGGCGCGTTCTTCTTCGTCAACCCGTCGTCACCCGACACGCAGCATTTCGTCCGCGCCGACATCATGTCGTCGATAACGCCTCGCTCGATGCTGCTCTACGACCGGCTCTTCCAAGTGAACAAAACGATGTCGTCGCTGGCGACTGAGGCGGTCACCGGCTCGCCGAGCCGCTATCAGAACACCGCCGACGATCAGCCCGACTCGGCTGATGGCAATTTCCTGATGATCGAGATTCAAGCGGCGCTCGCCAACACCGCGCACAACTGGACTGTTTGCACCTACACCGACCAGAACGGCAACGCGGCAACGCTCCCGTCGGTTACAGGCAACGCGTCCGGCGTGATCAATCGCCTCGATCACCCGCTCAACCAGTGGTTCTGTCCGCTCGCGGCTGGCGACAACGGGATCCGCACGTTGACGCAGATGCAGTGCTCGGCGTCCATCACGGGCACGGTCGCGTTTGTCATCGGTCACCCGATCGCGTGGCTGCCCTGCATCGTCACGAACATGATCACGATCGTCGACGGCATTAACACCGCGTTTAATCTGACGCGCATCTTCGACGACGCGTGCCTCGCGTTCCTCGACGTCAACGCGGCTTCCGCAACCGGCGCCACGATCAACGGGATGTTCGCTACCGCTGCGGGCTGATCACGACGTAGGAGGTCGAAGCCGTGCATCAGATATCCGGCAACGGCCTCGTCGTTCGGTCGTGGGCGCAGACGCAGTGGGCGACGACGCCCACCGGCCACGACCCGAATCCGCCGATCAACCTCGAAGAGGCGAGCGCGATCACGCTCGGCGACGCCGTCGTCAGCGGCAGCGCGACAGTCGGCAGCGGCGGCGTCACGGGCACCGGCGCGGTCACCCTCGACACCGTCGTCGTCTCTGGCAGTGGCAGGCAAACGCACGTTGCAGCCGGCGCGGTGTCGCTCGCCTCGGTTGTCGTCGCAGGCGCGGGGCAACAAACCCACGTCGGTAGCGGGTCGATCACGCTCGGATCGGTGGCGTTCTCGTCGAGCGCCTCGCCCGTTGACGTCGCGAGCGGGTCGATCACGCTTGCGGGCGTCACGGTGTCCGGGTCGGGCGACGTTGGCGCTGCGACGACGGCGACCGGCGCGATCACCCTCGCAGGCGCAGTCGTCGCTGGAAGCGGCAGGCAAACACACGTTGCGACCGGCGCCGTCACGCTCGCGTCCGTCGCGCTTGCGGGCGCAGGCTCGCCGGTTGACGTCGCAGCGGGCGCCGTCACCCGCGGCGCGGCTGCCGTCGCTGGCGCAGGACGCCAGTCGCACATCGCGACCGGCGCGGCCACACTCGCCGACGTGGCCGCCTCGG